AAGTGGCTCTCGAAATAGGCTTGCTGCACCTCTTTATAACGCTCAACAGACATTTGCTTTCGCATTTGCCTAAACACCTTTGCCTGTCTATCGCCCCAACTATTTACTTTGCGCCGCTCAACAGCTTGCTTGTAACGTGGATTAGTGCGCTTTGCTGTGCGCTCAACCACAGAACGAATTGCTGTTGGGTCTATTTTTGGGGTTGACGGATTTTCAAGCATCGATAAAATCACCTTCGGTGGATATGACAGCTTAGATAAGATATCTAAGCTGAATCACTATAAATATATAAAGGTATGAGATATCTAGCTAAGATATCTTAGCTAAGATACGGCCCTTTTTTTCTTGTCAATGAACACTAAATTTTCTGTTTTTTCGTACATTTTGATAATCTGCTGGGTCATTTGCTCAAGCAAATAAGGCTCTGTGAGCAGCCCCCTGCCCCTCACATGGTTTGGTAAAGCAACCCAAACACGGTCAGCGTTCATCTGATCCTGGTGCGCTAAATACAAAGGCTCTATGTCCCAGGCTTCAGCAATCAGGAATATGCCCATGCCCTGCTTGATAAGCCGCCCATACTCTTGCTGGGCTATTCTGTAAGCCCATGCGCTCATATCCACCCCAACTGTGTAGGGCCGCGCCAACCTTGCTTGAATACAAACCAGGCATAGGGTGTTTTGCCTGTTTTTCCATACCAGGCGTCGTCTTCGTCACCGCGCCAGATAGTTAAACGCTTACTGAACACATGCACCGCAGCTGGTGGATGCAGGCTAAAAATGTTGTCATAACGTGCCTGCCCCTCAAGGAAAGCCAAGCGCAACAGCCAGGCATGTTTTTCTATCCCCAGATTGATAGCGTGCAGCACAAATTCATTTGCCAGTTTAAAAGGCGGGTTGGTTACAAGCTGTGGTGCGGCAGCTTTGGTCTCTAACAAAAAGTCAACGCCAGCCTCACCAAACCCATATTCATTCAAATCTGAATCAATGGTCTTATGCCCTGCATCTTGTAAAACCACGCTGAGGGAGCCATCACCGCAGGCTGGCTCCCAAATAGAAGGGCCAAAGGTTTCAACTTCCAGCAAAGCCTGTGTGGCTTCTTTTGGGGTTGGATACCAATCATCTTTGTGGCGTCTATCAGTGGACACAGGGCGGTATCTCCCCGTCAAAAACTGCTTGTTCGTATTCATCATCAGTTAAGTCACGATAGCCATCGCCCTGACATTTATCGCAGTCACCCTTACCCATAATGAGATAGCCGCCGTTCATAAAATCGATCACAGGCACTTCTGTCTCAACGCTACCTGTGCCTTCACACGCCTCGCACTCTGCAAAGTATTCCCATACACCAGGGCGGCGCATGACTTTCATCACATCAACCACCTTGCGCCTCACAAATCTGCTGTGTGATCCTCGCTTGAGGCGTGTTGCGTAAATGCAGCAAAGGTTGCAGATATGCCTGCACTTGAGACAATCGCTTGGCTGTAACGCAATAAACGCCGCAACAGCGCAATCTTTCTTGTATGTCTTTTTGCTTGTCTGTAAGCCTGCCGCCCTTGGGTCGCTTAAGCTCAAACATGATTGGCCCTTTACAAGCCAGGTCAATCCAGCCTGTGTCGGGAACGAATATTTCGAGGTCAGGCCAGCCAGTAACCATGCCCAGGCTTTTCAACCTGACTTTATAAGCAACGTGCCGCTGACCTTCATTTGGTGAATGATGTACAACTGACCCCATCGGCAGGCTTGCCTTCAGCCAATCAACTACATGCTTTTGCAGTTCATCCTCTGTCATCAGGCATCGCGCCGTAAAAATCGTTTGGCTGAACCGCACCATTCGAATAATCAAGAATGGCAGACATATAGCGTGGGCTTGGTATCAATTTCTGTGGATGCCCCTGCGGTAAACACCACCGCCGCACGACAGTAGCATGTGGTGCGCCAAGCTCACGGGCCAAAGCTGAGAGGCTCAAACCTTTATTTTTTCTAAATTCATCAAGTCTCATGTATTCATTATGTAACAACATTGACATATCCAGTCAATGCTATTACACATTAAAATGATTGTGACGGAAACCGACAATGCTATAATGGAGCTTTAAATGGTTTGGGATGTAGTAGTGGCAAATAATTTAGATAAAATGATTCGCCGTAGCGGTATGACCAACAGGGCTGTGGCAGAAGAAAAAGGGATCAAGCCTGAAACACTCTCGCGTCATAAGTCTGGTTCAATCAACATTACCAGACACGATGCAGAAGAGTACGCGCAAATACTCAACTGTCTGCCGCAACAGATCATGTATGCGTCCAAGCCAATACCCTGCCTTGGAAAAATTACATATAAAAATAATAACGATTGGTTAGTTGAGCGTGACTCAGATGCTCATTGGTTCAGTAAAAAAGACACTATGCCCTGCTTGTTTCTCGCAAGTTATTTTCAACAACACACAGTCTGTCTGAAATGGGATGATGACATTGAAGGCGTTTATTCGTGGCTTGGTGGTGCGTATTTTATATTCAGTATGGAAGTTGCGCGGCATGATCGCGTTGACCAGCAATCGCTTATGCAAAACTCTTTAGTTCGTGAGCGCACGAAAGGCCAGCTTATGTTAGGCCAGCTTTACCCGCAGCCAGGGTCTAAAAAATTTACGGTCTTTAACGGTGATGGTCAGCTTCCAACCTATAAAGATGTTGACGTTGAGTGGTCTGCGCCTTTACTATCAGCAGTCCTGCGGCCAGATTTGCGTGGAGCAGAAATAGTTGAAGTCAAAAAAGATGAAATTTATGCGCTGGGAAAGTGGTGCAACGCAAAGCCGCATTGGTCAAAGCATACTGATAAATACAGCTAGTTTGTCTTCTGTAAGAAAATAGCTTGACGTAATATGACAATGTAGTTAACTTCATCGATACAGAAGTATTGATGGAGTTTTTTTTGTCTGCGCCCTTTGATCAAACATTTGCCACCAGCAAACACTATTTTCATCACAGCGTACCAAACAAGCCTCTGTGCGCGGTTATGCACGACAAATGTGTAGTGCGGCCAGAGCGTGATCAATGTTACTTGATTTTAAAAGGCGAGGTAGCTGGCGATAAAAATCTAGCACGACAACGCCTTAGTGTTCTGAACAATGACAATGCCAAAATGGCGGCTGGTCGTATTACGCAAACTGGCACAAACATGCACCTCATTGAGGGGCAAGAGATCAATGAAGTTATTCGCCATTGTGCCAGCTTGTTTGATGAGTTTAAACCGCGCACATGGGATCAGGGGCAAGATGAAGCCCAGCTTGAGGTTGTGCGTGATGAATATACCGAAGTGCTGCGTAACGCCATTAAGGGCGTAGAGGCGGCACATAAGCAACTTGGCCTAAATCGCATCGAGGGCGAAAGTGAAATATTTGCCAGCTTACCTGGGTTAAAGCTCAAATACAGCGGCTTTCCTGATTTTTCACAAAGGGTGGAACTTAAAACAAAGTGGTCATCGGTTTCAGATAAAACAAAGTCTGGTAAACGTGCAACATCCCTGCCGGCAACACCTGATTGGTCACATGTCTGGCAAGTCGCTGGGTACTGGCACGGCACTGGTTTACCGCAAACAATCGTCTACGCAAACGCTCGTGAATACAGGGTGTTTAATTCACAAAACTGTGAACGGCTGACAGACGAGAGCATGGCGGCTGCATTGAATATGATGATAGCTAAGTTAGCCGTCAGAGAAAACTTACTGGAAATTACCAAGGGCAAATCAATTCAGGACATGCTGCGCCTGATTGAACCTGATTTTAGTCACCATTGGGCCTGGGATATGCACCCAGCCATTGTTGAGCAAGCCAAACATTTATGGGGCGTGAAATGATGAAGAATAAGTATCTTGACCTTTATTTTAAAGCAAATGAAGTGCAGCAAACCCATCGTAAATACAAATTGTTTTTGTTTGTGTTGAAATATTTTTGTGGCGTTGGGTTTATGACCGTCTGGCTGTGGGCAGTAGTAGCTTTTGTTTTTGCAGCGCATCCAGGGAGCTACTGATGCAACAGAATCTTTTCGAGGCATTGAGTGTGCCGCGCAATATCCGTGAAGCGCAGTTTGTAAAGTTCCATCAAGAGAACCCAATGGTTTACCAGCTTTGGGACAGATTCACAAAAGAAGCCATTGCAAAAGGCCACACAAAAATTGGCTCTGCAATGATATTAGAGCGCATACGTTGGGAAACATCCATAGCAACAGTCAATGCTAGGCCAGACGGTGAACCGCTTAAACTAAACAACAATTTTAAAAGTTATTACGCGCGGCTGTGGATGTCTAAAAACCCGCAACATAAAGATATTTTTCCAACCAAGAAAGTTGAGGGTGACAATGAGTGAAATGGCAAAAGCGTTTGCAGCGTTTCAAAAAGAAAATTCTGGCCTTGCGGCTGACAAGCAGGGTCAGCGGTCAAAATATAGTTCTGTTGGGGCCATAATGACCAAAGTGAAAATGGCGGCAGCGCACGGCCTTAGTGTTAGCCAGGTTGTTGATAGGGATGAGCATGGTGCGTTTCTCAAAACCATTGTCATGCACACATCTGGTGAAGAGCCAATCATTGGTAAATATCCAATAATTGTTCAAGACCCATCAAATTCACAGCAAATGGGGTCTGCTGTGTCTTATGCACGGCGATATGCGCTTATGGCTGCGTTAGGGCTGGCTACAGGCATACAAGAGCTAGATGAAGATGATGACGATGACGGTGAGGCTAATGGCCTGTTAGATGACCCGCCCAGGGAACTGTCATTGTCAGAGCTTGAGGCCAAATGCAAAGAGTTGAAAACTTTGGTCAGCCTTAACGCCTGGATCAACCAAATTAATCCACAACTGCACAAAATGTCTACAGAAAAACCTGATGACTACAACCGATTTTATGCTGTTTGGAAACAGCATGAAGAAAACCTTGCCCAACCGCCAATAGAAAAAGGAGACAGATAACATGGCAAAACCAGAGTTTAAAGCGTCAGTCAAACCCGAAATGCTTAAACGAGGGTTGCAGATAGATGAATTTTTGCAGATTTCATTTTGGTTCAACATCAGTGATCCCGCCCTGAAGGCTCAACTTGACGCTTATTATTCTGCAAACAAAGCTGATTGGCGCAGCAGGCCCAGCATTGAGTTACAGGTTAAGACCCCGTCAGGGTTTGAAAAAATAGTGAACAGCGGCCTGTTCTTGAACGATGGCGCACCAATGCAGTCACCAGCCCCGTCAGAGGCTCCTGTCGCACCGCCACCACCACCGCCGCCAGGATGGCAAGCTAATGACTGAACCGCTGCTCTACACGCTTGAGGAAGCCTGTCAGGTGTTGTTTTCTGAAGGGTACAGTGATGCGGCCCGGAAGCGCATTAGAAAATGGATAAAAAACGGCATCATACAAGCCATGAGGGATGGCAGACGCTGGTATATTCCAGCCGTTGAATTGCAAAAATTTGGGAGTAAACAATGGGAAAAAGATGGCAATGGACAGAAGAGCAAAAAGCCGCTCACTCTGCACGTTTGAGAAAATATTGGGCCAACCGTAGGAAGGCTAAACAATCATTTTGGCAGCAAGTATGGGAGAGGGTTAAAGGGGCTTTTTAAGCCCCTTTTTCTTATCTTCTCCTATCTTCTATCTTCCGTAATAACCATCCAATCACGTTTCATTGTTTGCACTTCTGTAATGATGCGTTTCTGCTCTGGATCCATGTGTTGATTTTCACCTTGCCACATACCAGAACCCATGCCTTCAGACATTGTAACATTAAGAACAGCCATTTCTGTGTCAGACAGGCGAATAATGTAGCCTTTTTTCATGCGTGTAATTTTCATGTCATACTCCAGTTTTATGCTAATATTGCCGCTGCTGCCTCACGCTTACGTTGCTGCTTTTCCTCATCAACAATATAATGACCATACTGCTTGCGCGTAAAGTTAGCGTTTGTATGACCCATTGATTCGGAAACCTCTGCCCAATTTGCTCCAAGCTGATCAATCAAGTTACTTGCAAAAGCATGGCGCAAATCACTCCACACAAATCTCAATGGCTTGCCTGTTTCATCAACAAAAGGGCAATTCAATCGAAACGGCTCACAAATGTCTGTGAAGTCGTTTTTACGCAACGGTGTGCCTGCATCACATGGAAATATATAATTGTCAGCTTCTGTAAACTTTGTGCTAGTTCTGTGCTGGTCAAGCATCTGACAAATCACTGAAGGCAGTTCAATGTCACGATCCTGTGACTGATCTGTTTTCGCCTTGCCCCGTTTCTGAGTTCCATGTTTGATTGCACCAGACACTCTTATCATTTGCCTGTTAGGGCTGTAATCACTCCATTTGAAAGCTCTCAATTCACCCTGGCGACAGCCGCAAGTAAGAGACAACTGCAACATCAACTGAAGTGTTTTTGGATGTATTCGCGGCCTCTTACATTGACCGGAAGATGTACGGCCCGAATTTGTATAAGCTTCTGTGTAAGCTGTCAGTCCCGCAGTTTGCAACCACCTCACAAACTCTTTTTGAACGCGAGGTGCGCGGCTATCAACTTTAGACTTAACAGGCAGTTTCATTTTTTCGAGTGGATTAAAGTCTATCCAGCCTGAAATAGCAGCATGTTGCAGGAACTTGCCCCAATGCTTCCGCCGCCTTTCCATAGTATCAATGCTCCGACCTTCAGCAGTGATGGCCCTAGTTGCAGTGTTTTTGAAAGATATACGCGCTACTTTACTGCCTAAATATTCCATCTGGTGTTTGCCTACAGCCGTGCCCTCAAAAACAATTTTTTGCAGCAACTGAAGGTTATGTATTTGCTCTTGATGATATGGCTCTGTCTGCATCAGTTTTTCTTGTTCCAAATAAACACTAATCGCATCATTCACAGAAAACAGCTCAGTGACGATATCATCCTTTGAGGGTAAACCAAGTTGAAATCTTGCAAGCATCCTTGCCGCTTCTGCCTCTGCTTCTGGCCTTGTTTTAAAACCACCCTCTTTATCTGACAGCCCTATGCGCGTTGCGTTGATACACCACTTTTGGTTGTCTTTTCTTTGCTTTACAATCAAGGCTTTCATGCTTCTCTCCCGTGTAAAATTGACTCTTCTACACCATAACCTTAACACATTGCGTCAAGGTTTACAAGATTTTGCCATGAAAAACTAGACTAAAACTAGACTAAAAACAAAAAAATAGCCCCCAGCCTCAAGGGCCAGGGGCTTATAACTTATTGTAATTATTTGCTAAATAGTGTGGCATCCCGTACGGGATTCGAACCCGTGTTGCCGCCGTGAAAGCTCGGTTTTAGGCGGTATCTGGTGGTATTTTCAGCAGTTTTAGGGGACTGATTGAGACGCTATGGGAGCCTGTGGTAGCCCACGGCCTGGACTAAACTGGACGAGATTTACCGTGCCGATCAGGTGAAGGTCGCCACGTTGGTCGGCTTGCCGCCAACACCCTGTCGCTTTGCCCTTTTTCTACTTACGGCTGAATCACGTTGTGCCTTGGTCATGCGTCCAGCTTTAGCAGCGGGAACGCATTTTGGATATTTGCGTTTATTGCCCTTTGACGATCCACGCCCACACTTTTCAAACCCGCCGCC